CATTTTCTAAACCTCTATTGTATATTATCTACGAAACTGTTAAATTGAGTTGCTCTCATTGTAAGGGCTTCGTAAATTTTCAGCATATACTTTTTGCTGTCGTTAGTTTGTGCTAATTCTTGATAAGTCATATCTTGTAAAACTCTCATTTCAATGAAATCAGTGTCCAAGAAATAAATCTGTTTTGCACCAGATACGTTGCTTAAAAACATACTTGGAATTAAAGGAATTACTCCACACATTGTTTGTAATCCAATCGCAGTAGGGATTCCAAAAGGTAATGAATCAGTTGAAGGTGCAATTCTAAACATATCAATCATAATCTGTCTAAGATCAACTACTACACTTGAAGATGCAACAGCGATTTTTGGTCGTCCACCATCATCAAAAGCATCCTGAACAGATTTTTCTACGTCTAACCAAGTTAATGGTGCACTAGCTAAATCTCTTTGGTTAGTTGTTGCTTGTAATTTTACGATTCCTGAAAATTGTGTTGCAGTTGTATCAGCATCACCATTTAAAATTAAGTTTTCTTCTAATTCTTTCAAAGCTCTTGCTTTTAATAGAACATCAGTTTGTTTTGCATTTGGTGCTCCAACAGGTGAAAAGTTTCCTTGTCCCATTCCAGAACCATTCGGATTAAACCCTTCAATCATATAAGAAGGCATCGCAGCTTGCATCGGACCTAATACTCGGCCAACGGCATATAAGAATTTAATTGAAACTGATCCTCTTTCGTAACTATCATCAACATCTGGTAAAGCTCCATCTGCACCTGCAGTATAAGCATCTCCCTTTGCAGTGATAATGCTATAATCAGCAGTCAATCCCATATTTGAAACTCTTGGAATTAATTCTACTAAAGGAGTGTATTTTCTTGAAACATCGACTAAACGTGGATCAACATAAATTGGTACTAAAGCATAACCTGCAGTTCCAGCACCACCAGTAGTTGGACTTAATGCTTTCTTTTGTAAAGATAACAGTCCTTTTTTCATTATTTTATTTAATTGCTCTCTAGCATCAGATTTTTGCCATGTATTTACATACATAGTTCTATCATTCATCTTTCCGAAAGCTACTTGGTATGCTCCTGAATCATCAAATCCACCAGCAATTGATTTTGTTCCTACTTCCATTTTATAATCCTCAAATTGAATCTAATGGTCCTACATAACTTTTTTCTTCAAGTTCTGCATTTCCTTTAGCTTCTTGTGTTTCAGCACCTTTTGACTTTTGTAGTGGTTTATTTACAATAGCCTTTAATTCTGCATTTTCGTCTTTTAAACTTTTAATCTCATCTCCAAATCCTTTCAGCATTGATTTAATTTCTGAAAGATCACTTGCAGTTGTATCATTAGATTTCTCATCAACTTTTACATCAGCTTTCACATCTGCAGGTTGAGTTTCATCTGGTTTTGGGTTGTCTTTTTTATATACCATTGAGTTACACTCCATTTTACTTTTTAATTCTGATAAGTCTATATTTATCTTATCAACTTTACTTTTGATCTCAATTAACTCCATATCATTTGGATCATTGGATTCTTCTGATTTCATAAATTCGAGACTTTTAGCCATAACTGATCTAATTCCAGCATTTGGATTGATAGGGTTTCCAGTCAAAGCCACATTTAGCAAATTAACATCATCCAACAATCGAATCTCGACTCCATTCTTTTCTACGTATCTAACTTTTGTCGGTACAAAAGCAACACTGAAAGCATCATAGAACTCATCCTCTACATTTTGCCAAAGCTCTTCAAAGGTCATTGTAACATTTCCTTTTGAATCGAATCGTTTCCAAGTAGGGTTTAATTTCCAATCAACATATAGGCCAACTGAGTCTTTTTTATTTTTTATAGCTTTTCCTAGAACAATTTTTGTTTTATTTGCTTCGGTGTCAAGAATACTTCGCCCTCGTAGGGTTTCATGTTCAAAATCTAGTTTTATACTTCGCATAGCAAATTGATTATTCATGCTTTCCTGACAGTCTTGAGTCATTATATCATTCACTAGATCAAGATCATCAGTTGAAGAATGACCACCAACATGATATTCTTTATCTCCTTTCTCATTAACAAAACTCTTATATTCTAATTTATCACTGTAAAAAACAAACGGTTTAATTGCTTTGTCATTAGCCATATAATATAATATATACTGGAATCTATTTAAGGTTTTTGAGACTCTAGTAAAAACTACTAATGTCTACCAAATTAGTAGCAAAATATGTTCCGTCATGTAACACTTTTAGAAAAAGAAAGAATAATTGCCCTCAAATGGGACTAAGAGGGCGTTTTTAATGTAACAGTATGTACTTATTCATCAAATTCATACAATACAGAACTACGACAATTCACATGGAAAGGGTTAGTCATCCACTCATCACCATCAAAATTAAACCGATCTTCAATTGGAATAGCCTGATCTTCATTTCCATACTTCTTATTTAAATCTCTACATAAACCAGAAGTCCTGTCATCAATATGCACTGAAATATATTTCTTTACCTTTAAACCACTTTTCATATAGGCATGAAGCTTTCCAGTTCCCAATGCTCTTTGTGTTTCAGTTCTAGCAATTGCTAAAGCTCTATTCTCACTAATATCAAACACTTTTGAAATATCCTTTTGAATCTCCTTTGCACCCTTACCATCCATAAATCCACGTTGCAAGACTTGTCTTAGACTTTTAATGTTTTGCTCATTCATGTCTTTTATATTATCAAAAGTATAATCTGCAATAAAATCCATTGCAGCACGATCTGGAACCATATTCATTTGAATCTCAACTTCTGCTTCTTCAAAACCTTTCATATAATTATTATTAATTATTGCAGTGGTAATTGCTTTCAAAGAAGCAAGACTGAATAAAACTTTCATTTTTCCAATTATACCACTGAAATCTTTAATATCTCCAATTATATCTGGTTTGGTTGCTTCTGCTACAAGTTTATTTAAATCTTTTTCATTATTACTTAGAACAAATTTGATTGCATCTTCAAGAACTTTAGGAGATGTTGGTCTTTCATTCTCACCCAATAATAATGGATTCCCTAATGGATAATCTTTCTTATCAACATTAAATCTGGATTCCATATAATCTATTACTTCGTCAATCTTCTTTATTTCATCATTACTAAGGTCTTTTGAATTTGGTTCTTTTGTATTCCTAGAATCATTTTCTGGGTTTTCATCAACATTTCCATTTTCACCAGCAACTTTGTCATCATCTTCGTTTGTAGCAGTATTTCTATTTTGAGAAGAATCATTTTGATTTCCAAAAGTAAAATTATTCTGTGCATTATTCTTTTTTGGTGCTTCATCTCCACCATCAATTGGATCAAGACCTTCGTCTGCTCTAACTTCATTAACAGTTCTAAACACTTCTGTCTGGATTTTGTATAATTCAGCCTTTTGTCTTTCTTCGTCAACATCAAATTTCTTAAATATAATCTCATATTTTGGCTTTCTAATTATTTTTCCAGATTTGGTTGTAATTTCTCCATAATATCCAAACTCATTAACTATCTGCATATTATACATTGTTTCAAGTTTCCTTAATATTGGATTAATAGCCTTCTTTCTAAATATCTTACTTTGAACAATTTGGTTTGCACTACCACTTGAATCATCAGTATATCCAAGCTCAACTGGTGTAACTCCAAAACAAGCCCATACCATTTTAGTGTACCATTTTTGCTTTTCAATGATTTGCATCTCACTTGCAGAAAACTCAATTCGGGTGAATGTAGGTGTCTTATTAACAATAGGCACTTTATTCATCATCTTTTTAAGACCACCAAATTCATCTTCTTTATACTGGGATTCATTCCATTGTTCTTTAAACGCATCAACTTCGTCTGCATCAGATTCATCTAAGCCAATTATCCCTTTCGGAATATTATTATCATTAAAATATTCTAAGTCACTTTCCACTGAATAAACAAGCATCTGCAAGGCATTTGCCAAAGTTTGAACAGGACTCCAACCATAATGATCATCAGTTCTTTTCATAGATTCAATCCAAATTA